CAAGTCCATTAATGTAATGGCTTCTTTCCGCTACATAGGCAGTAAACATTACCGACAAAAATACTAAAGCTACATTTTTAATCATCAGATTCCAATTCTTCAAGTATCTCATCAATACTAAAAAGTTGTTGCTCTTCTTCTTTCTTCTTGTTCCTTATTTCTTCCAACTTGGATTTCTGCCTATCCTGCAAACTCTCATCTATAACATCTTGAAGATCTTCGTCAGGAATAAAACTAATAATCTCTTCGCCTTCTTCCATTTCGGCTAGACTTTCTAGGGCTTGACAATACTCTTCTAGCTCTTCTATGTGTTTTAACATTTTCTCTTGACGCTCCATAAGTTTATTAATAATGTCAATAAGCTTAGTGACGCTTTTTTGTTTGGTTGATCTACTCATAACTTACATTGCCTCTAAGTCAAAATTATCTAATGGTTTCTCTATTTTTAAATCTTTCAACTTATTATTCTCTACAATAAGCTTAGTGCCTCCCGATATAAGATTTTCCCCAGCGGCGCCCTTCTTAATGGTATAAAGATAAAATGTTGTCTTCCACATAGATACTCTAACAATTCTGCCAGGACGGCCATCTAATATAACTATGTCATCATTATTATAATCACCTCCAACAAATATAAGAAGTCCCGCTAATATTGATTCTATTGTAGTTTTAAAAAATAGTAGTACTAATGCTGCTAAAAACATCCATCCATATTCGCCCAACAAAACACTTATGTTACCTTGTATAACATTTTCTATTTGTTGTGCGGCTTGTGATTCCATCTAATTTCTCCGACTGGCATAGTTTTTGTATGCTATGTTACAACATAGTAATAAACTAAATATCTATCCGCCGGGAAGCGATACTGTCTATTTAGAGGTTTTCTTTTCCTACTAATAAGGAAATCTTTTCCTTTACTCCCTCATACTCTTGTATGAGGTGTTCCTCTTTAATTCTTGTTAGAGTATAGCCGCGGGCTTTTGCTAACCAACTTTTGATGGCATCATTTTTCTTACTCATAAGTATAACATAACTAGGCTTTCCTTGGCTGTCATGCCAATATTTTCCATCTACTTCTATCAAAGCACCGTGATCTATAAGATGAAAGTCAAAATAGCGCCACCCTGCTTGATATTTAAGTGCCTTTTCTCGCTCATATTCTATACCCATATCATCAAGCATGTCGGCAACTTGTTGTTCTAAGTTAGTCATAGGACGATTAGTCCTATTCATAGGAGGCAAGTCTTGCTTATCACGAATACGTTTACGCAAGCGTTTTACAGCTGCTTTACTCTTTGGTTTTTTCAAATGATATCCAATTTCATCTTGTTCCTCGCACTACGGAACTCATCCAGGTTCACCACTCGTATACCCATACCATCGTCATCACCCTTAAGATAAGCAATAATGCTTTCATCCGTATATTGCCGTCTTAAAACATCTAACTGATGCATACTATCAGCATCGACATACCTTTCCCATATGTTCATCACTCCAACGGTAAAACCTACACCCTCAGATAGTGTCAGCGGCATTTTGTCTCTCCATCTTTTCTATTCTTTCTTTTAACATTTCCATATCTACCATCATGTTTTGTGCCAAAGTCCTATACTCTATCATAAGCTTTTCAGTATCAACCACCCGTTTGTGTATAGCAAATAACACTTCTGCTGGCTCAGCACTTTCCGCCATCGAAACCTGCTGAGGTGTAAGAATATTTTCACTCATCTTCATCCTGCAGTCTTTGATGGAGATAATCTAAAACATTATTAATTACTGGATTCTCTGGTTTAGATGATTTTTTCTTCTCTTCGGGTTGTAGCTGTATCTCTGGCTCTGTCTCTTCTATCGCGTCGTCAACGCTTATTTCTTCTGCTATGCGCAACATATCCACATTCAATAATAACACCTCTGCTTGTATTTGTTCTACCTTCCGCAAAGCAGCAAAATTTCCTTTATTCCCTATCACTTTCATAACCTCTTTACTAGACAATGCTATGCGAATAGATTTATCCAAACTATTCAACGCTATCTTAATAAAATCTATTTCGCCCAATGCGCCCAATATGTTATCAACTTTATTGTCAGACATTAGAAGTCTCCGATTCTGTTTCTATAACTATGAGCTGTATATTTTCTAATTGACCCTTAGCGTTTAGATCTACCTTTACATCATAGTTGCTCAAAAGTTTTGGTACGTTATTACCCACTTCTTCAAACATCCAATATAACATTCTATTAAAGCCTTCATTATGCACATCTTTAATTGAGGCATCATAAACTGAATTACACACTACCCATTGTTTAAAGACATTATCTTCAGTTAGGTCTTGATCAGCGATAGAGGGGTCTATTTCTGCACGAAGCGCAGTGGATGCTTTAATAAGTTGTTCCTGTAAAAAAGCAATTCTAATTGCTAATGTATTTTCATTTATTTCTAAAAGTTGGTGCTCGTCCTTCCACGGCCCGCGGGCAGCGTCACTAATTTCACTCATATAAACCTTCCTTTATAAAGCAGGGCTAATCAAAAGTATTTGCATAATATCGTTGGATAAGAACCTTTTTGGGAGATCACCAACTGCTTGATACTGTTCGATTAGCCCTGTATATTTTTATGGTATTTCGACATCTGACTCTTCATCTATGCTCGGCCAATATCGTTTTTCATCCGCATGAAATTCATAAACTCTATGGTTAGGTTGATCTCCCATGTCCATTTCTGGTTGAATGTAACCTTCATTCAAAAGCTTTTCTGCCAACATCGGACCATTCAAAGGTAAAAATGTGTCCACGCCCGTAGGATTAATTATCATAGTGGTAATAGGTGATGGTTGCAATTGCTGCGATAACAAATTCGGTCCTATCTTATTAACAATTTGCATGTTATGCTGCATTATTTGTGTTATTTTTAGCAAAGGAAACTGAACTAACACTAGTTTGCTTCCAAAATTTTTCGATAATGCTTCAGCAATATGACCCTTATTAATGTAAGCGGAGCCGATCTCTTCTGTCGTAAACCCAACAATAACTTTTTCACCACTAGACAAATCTACTGTATATAAAGAATTGCCATCAGTATTGCCCACAAACCACATATGCCAACCATTATCTATAAGTTGATTAATAACGATTTGCGCGCTCAATTTTCCAACATTATTTTCTATATGTTCTGATGTCCACTTTCGCGAATCAATTTTCATTTACACTCTCCCACATAAATATCATTCTACAACTGTTGTCGTAGCTCTAATATTTTTTCTTCACCCACTAACGAACCTCGATCCCACGATATACTTCGCCCAAAGGTATCAGCATTTAGCTTTACAATCAAAACCTTGCCAGGAACCAAATCATCTCCACAATATTGTAGCTTGTTATGCCACACTCTAAAACTGCTTCCATCGTCTGCTCTTACATTCGCGTAAGGTTTACCCTTCTTTGTCTTCAGCATTTCTACAGTTCGTATTGTTAACCATACATGATCATGGGATTCAGCTTCATCATCAAAATCAGAAATGTGTGTCAGTCCCATGTCTTTTACAATACCAGACATCTCTTCCCATCTTTCTATATTTTCCGTAACCCTAAACCCTAGATGCTCTAACTCATTATTGATCAACTCAGTTTCAGTATAATTATCTTCAATGTTAATATCAAAAAACTCTAACAACTTATCCATATAACGATAACTTATTAACTCAAAAAACTTAAGCTCTTCTTCATCCCATAATTTTACACACACCTTCTTCAAGTCTCGTTTAGGCATTCTAGATAAAGCATAATAAACTTCAGTTATTGCCACTAATGCTTTTCTATTAAACTGTTTTCCACAAAATTGCAATTCATCAAACATCCCCAAAGAAATAAGCATCTTTAGATCGTTTTCAGAAATCATCTTGAACTCAAAGTTATCCCTCATAAATTCTGTGTAATCTAACCAACCGCTACCACTAGGATAATGTTTCTTTATCTTGTTCAACACAGCCTTGCCCAAACCCTTTACTCCCATCAACCCTACCATAAACTCATCTTGTGTAACTTTGAAGTCTAATGAAAAATTATTTATGTTACCCAAAGTTATCGTTGGATTATCTAACAAGTCTCTAGCCATAGAAAGACACAAAGCTATTTCATCATGGTCATCCGCCGAATGATTACACAACACTTCAATGAACTCTGCTGGATACTTCGCCTTGAAATAACTTGTCCAATACGCCAAGATACTATAACTAATAGCATGAGATTTATTGAATAGATAACCTGCATTTTCTATCAGTTTATCCGCAACCTTTTTGGTTTCTTCCATAGACAAGATAAGCTTATTAGGATTACTATACAAATGTTCTTCCAAATAAGCATTACACTTCTTCTGATCCAATGACTCTGCTGTCTTACGAAGAATGTCACCTTCACCAAAACTCAAACCCAACATACTAAACATCTGAATAAACTGCTCTTGGTAAATCATAATACCTTGAGTTGGTTCCAGTATCTCTTCAAACATAGGATGATGTTGATTGGCGGGATCTTCATTCCCATTCTTCCGCCGAATAAACGCATCCAATGCACCCATCTTGATAACACCAGGTCGATAGATGGCATTCACCGCGGCGATGTCCTCTATAGTTTTTGGTTTAGCTTGCTGTAATACTCTTGTAATGTTTGATCCTGCAAACTGAAACACTCCAAAGGTTTGACCTTCGCACAACAACTGAAACGCTTTGTCATAATGAACCTGCTCTTCTTCAGATAGTTCATCTCTATCTAGTGGCATATTATACAAGTCGGGTATTTTCATCCCTATCTTATCCATTACATCTTTCAATACCGACAAAGTAGAAATACCCAACATATCAATCTTGAGAAACTTCATCTTCGCCAGTTCATCTATTTGCCATTCTGTGACCAATACATCGTCCTTGGTCTTTCTTAACGGCATCATGTCATACAAGGGACTAGATGAAATAATAACACCACCAGCTGCAATGGTTTGGTTCCTCGCATTTCCATTCAATACATCAATAGTCTCAACAAAGTTGGCCGCTTCATCAGCATCCATGTCTTGAACAAACTTTCTTACCTCTGGCTTCTCATTCATTATTTCACTAAATGATGCCATGTCTTTGTTCAAAGAGATGTGTCCCGAAATGGTCTTGGCTATTTTGTTTGATTCTTGGAAAGGTAAGTCTTTATCTTTCGCCAGATCACGAAACAAAGTATTAGCGGAGTAACGGGCATAAGCACAAACAGAAGCAATGTTAGCATCGCCCCATTTGCTCGCGACATACTCTTTAACTTTTTCTCTATCTTTGTCCGAAAAGTCGTTATCAATGTCAGGCTCCTTAATCCTGGTAGGATTCATAAATCTCTCAAAGAAGAGATTGTATTTTATAGGATTCAAATGAGTTATGCCTAACAACCAACACAATAACGCTCCGCTTGCGCTACCTCGGCCTGGCGACATTAGAATGTCATTGTCATAAGCAAACTTACAGAAGTCTTGTGTGATAAGGAAATAGTCTATGTATCCTTTATCATCTACAAGGTCTAACTCTTTTTTCAACGCAACTGTATATTCGGGAATGTCTTCTTCTTTTATTTGTCCCGCCTCAAGCTTTGTCTGCATCCCCTTCTTCAACTGATGAACTATGTAATCTCTATTATTATCAAATCCATTCGGAGTCTCAAACTTGGGTTCCTTCAAAGTTTCCATGTCAAGCTTGGCGTTACACCTTGTCGCTATGTGCTTAGTACTCTCTATGGCTTCTTCTAAATATTCATCTGCAATCAAATCTCCATAACCATTATCGTACCACAATGCACGCATCTCATCTTCACTGGCAAGATACAAACTATGAACACCAGCCTCATCAAACTTGCCGTCTGTATTCATTCTCCATAGAAAGTCATGCACTTTGTCATGTTGCTTCAACACCACATGAACATCGTTGGCCAACACACACTTTACATTTTCATACTTCTTACGGAACAACTCTACCAAAGCTACATTATAATCTTTCTGTATATCCAAGTCATGTGGATGCAGTTCAATAAACAGATTGTCTTCACCAAAGATTCCCAACATTCTGTCAAACCAAGCTGTCATTTTGTCAGTTTGTTTTGCTTGCAAATACCTCGCCATGTTGCTAATAACGCACGTTGTTGTAGCAATAATGCCTTCAGAATGTTTTTCTAACAAATCTAAATCTATTCGTGGCTTTCCGTAATACCCTTCGGTATTCGCATAATAGTTCAAACGAAATAGATTTCTCAACCCAATGTCATTCTCTGCCAACAACAGAAGATGCGGCGAACGTAACCGTAACTTATTCTTTTCTCTTACTTCTGTCGGCGTCAGCCCATCTTTCTCTGCGTCTGTCAATCCACGCTGATGCATGTTCTCTACGGCATAAAACTCACAACCCAAAATAGGCTTCACACCAACCTTAGTCATTTCTGTATAGAACTCAAACAAACCTGCCATAGTTCCATGATCAGTTATTGCACAGGCCTCCATGCCCAACTCAGCGCATCTCTCGGCGTAATCCTTTGCCTTTCCGACACCATCAAGCATACTGTATGTAGTATGTAAATGTAAATGTGTAAAGGTATTTACTCTATTCAAAAGATTCTCCTTTTTCGCAGTCATACAAAACAGCCCCCGTAGCCAAACAATAAATCTTGTTTGTTTCGCTGCAAGGGCGATACTTCGCGCTTTGTCCTAAAGTAAAGTATTTTTCCATAACCACTATATCGCTATTAAAATCTTTACCAAGTTTTTTTAGTGTACCGTAAAAAAAAGTCCCAGGCTTTTTAGCTGCCGGTCTTGCCGGCCTTATCAAGCCGGTCAAGTCCGCTCCATTTACACTCTGCTGCTTCCGGCGATATCGCTCATGTGTCTTCTGGCCTTCGCTTTTTTCTTTCTCAAGTTCCTCTCGATCCAAAAACTTATCCAAGCGCTCTTTTTCTTTCCGTAACTCTTTATCGTACTTGGAAATGTCTTCTTTCTTACGGCTCGTATTCTTGATAATATTACTTACTCTCGACACTAAAAAATCTCCTTTTCTCAACTTTCTACTATATAATATAAGGAATTATATCTCATTTGTCAAGCCTTTTTTTATACTATCTCGCATGAGGCTCCAGCACAAGCTATCTCACCAGTCAAATTTGTGTTATCTACAATTTCCACTATCTGGGAGACATCCACTGCTGATAATTTCTTCTCCATCGTTTCATACTCATCTGCGCTAATATCAGTGAACGGTGCTTGTGTATATGAGCCACCATCATAAGGCAACACACTTAGTCCATTATAAAAAGTTTTATTCTTCCACATCCATTCACCAACCTTTTCCCACTCTTCTTCTTTAACAGATACAGTGCATGAAACATTATGCGTATTGTTGCCTGCGATGTGTCCAGGCTCAATCCATCTGTTATAGATATCTTTCACTCGTTCTAGTAACTCTACAGATGTTTCATGTCTAAGGATACCGGTCCCAGGCGCTCTCTGCGGAATAGAAATAACTGCCTGACTTTCTGGTTTAAAGAAATCATCCTCTACTAGTTCTGGATGATTAATAGATAGGTAAGCATAAATGGCCTCGTTCTTCCCTACCCTAAGCCTACGAATATAGTAGTCATTATGCCAAGCATGAACTCCACTAGATGTTCCTAAGACACAAGATGTAGTTCCACTAGGTTTTACTGTAGTTACTCTTGCTGCCGCATTTATGCCTAACTCACCTGCATAGTACTTGTTAGTAGAGACAGCCTGCGCTGCGGCCTCTTCCAAGTCAAGCTTCTGAACTCGACCACTTCCAATACCTGTCATACCAATGCCTAGAAGAGCATCCTTCTCTGTGGTGCGACGCCATATGTCACGCAAATAATGAAAGTTAGTATAGGATGCTTGTAAAGTTCCGATAAGAGATGCGGCAGAAACTCTTTCGTTGAGGTCTTGCTGTGTCTCTACATCACTCACATTTACTTCGCATAGGTTACAAAATTGAAATGGCCTTAGTGCAATTTCTGCACAAGGATTAGTGCCCCATTCCGAGTCATTGGTAAAATAAACACCAGGCTCACCAGCTCCACTTGCTTTTACTTTTTCCCAAATACCAAAGAAATCCTTCTTCTTTACTCTATGTCTTACTACTACTGCTGAATTGTTTGCTCTGGCCCTTTGGGGCTCCGATTCCCACCAACTACCGAACTTACACTGGAGCATATTTTGATCGTCCAGAGAAAACAAAGAGATAGTAGCGCTCCTACGAATACCACCGGATAACACAGCATCAGCAATCCAACATACAATATCATGGACTTCAACCGTTGTAAGTTGTTCACCATGTTCCTTTCTATTAAAAATTCTTTTAATGTTATGCACACAATCCGAAAGTGGTTCTGGTCCCGGAGCCTTGCCACCACTAGTGATTAACAGAGAGCCTTTCTTGCGAATGCTTCTAAAATCAAATTCAGGTTCTGGTCTGCCAAGAAAATAACTCTTCATCAGCATCTTAATGCAATCAGCCCAACCTTCTATACTATCTCCTACAAGATAACGACGCTTCTTTGTAGGCTTATGAATAGGGGGTAGTTTTTCTACATGATGCTTCTGAACTGAATACCCTACGCCGGTTCCCCCCAATAACAAAAACATGACTTCGCTAAACGCGCGATAGTCATCAATGGGTAAGTAAGCACAATTATAAATACGGGTTGGAGTTTGAGAGATAGCTGCTCCTGCAAACTGGAGTGATCTCATAGACGGTAAAACTTTTTTATCATATACTAACTGATATGCTTTTTCTATCTCCGATTGTAACTTGGGGAAGTTTGTAAGATGCATATTCTTATTTCGTGTTATAAGCTCTTCCCACGTTTCTCTTCGCTGCTCATCGGGGAGGTATCTAGCATACTTCATATACACGGTGACTTCTGATAAAATTTCTTGTGATAGATCCAATGTTACTCTCCGTCTTCTGTTGGGGTCTTTACTTTATCCGCGATCTCATACCCATCTCTAAAAAATCCTTTTCCAAAACTTAATCCTACGTTTTCAATCTTTCTTCTAACTTCAACGCCGCAATCCGGACAATACCTTTTTTCTTTCGGATTATACTCTTTCATGCTCATTGTTGCTATTACATTATAAGTGCATTGATCACAGACCCATTCATATTCTGGCATCAGTTGCTTTTCTTACCACCCTTTTCCACGCGATGTATAAATTCACTCATACCATTATCATGTGATAAAATGACCTCATACTCAACAACTTCATTCGTATAAACTTCCTCTTTCGTCATTAGATCATTAGCCATTTTGATAACATCGTCCCGTCTTATTTCCCTGCGATTAGCGGAATAAATATTAGATATCTGTGTATCTGCATTTCCCCATCTTTTGGTCTTTGTGATTGTAAACCTATCTGCCATTATTCTTATTCTCCATCCTTATATGATTGATACAAACTTCCAATCTTGTTTCGGTTCTCGCCGCCACCACTCAACAAACTCGTCAACTTTTCAGAAGTGGTAAACCCTGCCGGCTGATCATCATTCAGATCAATAAAGGCACATTCTGGTTTCATGTCTATGTTAAAGTTCAGGTTGGCTGCTCCCATTCGATTCTTACCAATATGAAATTTGCGTTGTGAGAATGTTCCGAAGAAATCTACTACATGAGCCTTGTTGATTGCTTCCCCAACCTTATCAATTGTAATAACTTCATCATTGAATCCATCACGATTGCTCTGCGTAGCTGTCCAAATAGGTAACTTCAACTCCATCGACATCGCTCTTAAATCTTCAAACACACTTTCTAATTCAAACCTTTTTTGCTCGTACCCGCGCCGGCTCTTCATCAAATCGCCATAATCAATAATGATAAGATCTGGCTCAAATCCATTAGACAACAATCTACCAACATGAAACTTGATCGTATTGATGGTCGCGACCTTTGGTGGATATTCTTTAATCATTAATTGACCACCCATAAAACGAGCCAATTCATTCTCAGCCTCAACCATGCGCCTGCGAAGCTCCTTGGTAGGTATTCCTGTAATGCGACTATCATAACGATTACCTACATGAGTTTCGCTCAACTCCATAGAATAATGAATCACATTCTTACCTGCGGCTAATGCGCCGTAACCAAGATTGACCAGAAAAAATGACTTCCCGCCGCCAGTAGGCGCCATCACTACACCTAGCTCACCATTTCCTAATCCGCCATCTAATACTTCCTCTTGGTCTAACAATGAGAATCCAGTAGGAATAGTATTTCTTGTATGAACCTTACGCCTTGATTCAAAACTATCAAAATAGTTCTGCCCCAAATCTTGCTCTGTGTTTATTTTCAAGCTTTGTTCTATTACTGATTGTATCTCTTCGTACTTACCTTCTTTCAACAAATCAACAGAAGTAAGGATTGCCTGCTTCATCGACTGGTTTTTACAAAACTCCAGTGACTTGTCTTTGGCGTATTCTATTTCCTGTCTATTTACTTTGGTTTCTATGTCCAACAAAACTTCAATGGTATCTGCTTTGAGTTGATTGTCGGGCAATGATGAGATCTCCACCTTCAATGTTTCATAGGTAGGCGGAGTGTTATACTTATTAAATAACTTTCTTACTTCGGTCCAAACTGTCTTATGAGCATCTCCAGTAAAATAATCATCTTTTAATGTTTCAAATGATTTCTCAAAAAATTCTCTATCAGTGAGAAGTCCTTGAATTACATTATTTTGGAATCCTACTCCGAAAGACTCAAAAGAATCAGTGTTCATTGCCAATTTTATTCTCCTTTATAAAACAGGTTTAGTGTTCAAGATAGAAAAGTTTGCCAACCAATTATCTATGTTAGTTGGGCTAATGTCTTCCGACATAAGTTTAAGTCTAAACTGATAAGAATTAAACTTTGGTGTATCAGAAATATAAGAATTTTGTAAACTATCAATAGAGGTGAGCGAAATTTCCAATTCCAACAACTGAACTACTTTATAGTTGAGCCGAATGAGATCTTCATTATCTAAGTATTTTTGATACTTTTTTTCTTTGCGAGTTAGCAACCACTTAAACAAATCATCAATATCAAAATTTTCCTTGGCCCACAGTAAATGTATTTCTTTTCTTGCTGTCTTTTCTCCAACTCCCTTTACACCGGTAATGTTATCGCTCTTATCACCAACGATAGCCTTTAGTAAAGCATAATTGTAAGGATGAATGTTCTCTTTCTTATACATCCATTCTAGGTCAATCAATTCACCTTGGGGATTTTCTTTTGTTTTCACAGGGCGAAATACTGAAATGTTTTCATTTATTAGTTGAAGATAATCTTTGTCTGTAGTAACAATGATACTTTTTTCTTTGATAACCTTTCTGGCTAGGTAGGCAATAGCATCATCTGCTTCAAGATATTTCACAGCTACTTGCTTCATAGGTAACTGATCCATGGCGTTTCTCAGTAATTCTAGTTGTCTGGCGAACGCCTCTTTCTCATCGCCGTCAGAGGTCTCAAACCCCCTTTTCATAGAGGTAAACTTACGGCCTTCTTTGTACTCCCGTAACTTCTTGCGGCGTCTCTCACCACTGTTTAGACCCTCCCACGCGATGATACATTCACTTGGCTGAAACCTCTTAATGTAACTCTGTAAAGCATTGAGAGAACCGTAGACACCGCCTACATGCAGACCATCATCATTAGTAAGTGGTAACGATGAAAAACTGCGACAGAATAGATTTAATAGGTCGATGAATAAAACTGGCTTGTCGGTCATTTAAAACTCCTAAAGGTAAGTAACACTATAGCCATCTGATGTTGTATAAAAACACTTACGAACACCTACATCCTTCATAATGGATAGACAGCTACGGCATGGATGAGCCGGCTTAAGCCAGCCATTACGGTCTTCCCGATAAACATAAAAAGTAGATCCAGCAATTTGATGCCGGTGTCGGATAACATTTACACGGAGTAGCGTGTTCAATTCCGCATGTAATGAAACAGCAAAAAAATCGTAATGTTTTCTTATCAACGGATGTGACTTCTCTACATTACAAGCTGAAAAATATTTGCCATTTTTCAATATAAGAACCGCTCCAAATCGAGTCTGGTGCAGACTGTTTAGACATTGATCTTTAGCCAGTCGAAACCATCTATTTTCTGTGAGACTATTCTTAATCTGTTCATTATCTTCTACCGTCAAAATAACCTACTTTACCCTTTAAGAGAAAAATAGACAGGGTTTTGGCTTTCCCTATCTACTTTTTTTCCTCTTCGGGTAACATAAATATAGCTGAAAATTTTTAGAATAATACACTATCAATCAAAAAAATTTAAATTCAATTGCCGGTGAAATTTTTTACAATACGAATCAATATAATCATCACTACCCAACCCGCCGCAAACTCATACCATATCAACTCTGGAATGTCAAAAGGTCCAGCTGCTAGATTCCAAAGCCACGACAATGGCCAAGACAAAGCAGCTATCGCAGCTAATCCCAACACACAAAAACCAACAATTCCTAAAATGATTCCGAAGTAATAAGCAGGATCATGCTCTTCTTCTCTTTCTTCCTCGTCCCGATTACCTGGAAATTTTATCGCGACCATTACGTTTCCTCGCCTGGTGCTATCTTCTCAATCACCATTTCTTCTTCTCGCTTATCTGGATCTTGTTCTATGACTAACACTTCTCTAACTTTTTGTTGACAGTACTTATGAGCTTCCTTATTTGCCGGATCGCGAACCCAATCGACAAACTTTGAATTTTTGAACTCATACACTTCGCCATTATCTTTATTGGTAATAGATGATTTTTGTGCAGAGATCTTTTCTGCTACATTAAACTGTAACAACACATCAAGCCAACTCTCTTCATCAATCAACCCACGATTGAAATACATCTTTAGTTTGGCTTCTCGCTTCGGTGGGCCCATTCTATTTTTTTGAGTAAAAGGCCTAATGCCTACACCCAAAGTATCTTTGCCAGCCTTTACGAATCCATCTCTATAAAGCCGAATCCTCGTTGAAGCAAAGAAAGGAATCGCCTTACCGCCAGGCGCTACCAGATCATCTCCAAAGGTTACCCCAATTTTCTGTCTCATCTGATTCAAGAAAACCAAGGCTACTCGTTCTTTTCCAATAAACCTAATAGTTTTGCGTAAACCCTGTCCTATCATTCTAGCGTGCATACCAACAGTAGATTCACCATAGTCCTTCTGCATTTCTGCATCAGTTGAACTACCTGCTACACTATCCCAAACAACACAACACAACTTATCTTTTCTATTTTCTTTTATATTTCTTATCACATTTTCAATAGCAGAAAATACTTTTTCTACAGAGTCTACCTGCACATAAATCAATTGACCTTCGGGGTATAGTTTCATCCCTAGTAATTGCAAAAAATCTTCGTTTACTGCATTCTCTGTGTCAATCAATACTGGAACACCACCGCGATCTTGACAATCTTTTAAGATCATATAAGACAGCAAGGATTTTCCAGTGGCTTCTTCACCTACTATTTCGGTAAGCTTCCCAACTGGAACACCGCCGCCTTGTGCGCTATTAGAAATAATAGTATCTAACACTGTAGAGCCGGTAGAAATCCATTCTTTGACATCACTATTAGTATCATTCTTGCCTAGAATAAAAGCTACATCTCCGAGCTGTTTATTTAAGCTATCTACTAATATGTCGGTTAGAATAGAGTCTCCCCCATTAGGGGGAGACCCATCTGTTACTATTTTCTTTCTCGCCATTTACTGGAGCAACTTATCAAAAGCATCATTAATCTTGGTATTAGTAGTGTCCTCTTCTGCTTCTACTTTTTCCTTCTCAGCATTTGCCCCAAAGTTGAGCGAAGTGCCGGCCGAAGAATCAGAATCATTAGCGTTAGGGTTAAGATGCTTATCCAACGCTACTTTCATTTCATCTACCGGACTATAGTCAAAAAGAGTATTGAGAGGTTCGATAGTATCAATTATTTCCTTTACCTTGTTCTTGGGAGCCAAAGGCGTTCCCTTCAATGCGGTGGTAATAGAAGTTGGCATCAACCAGTTGTTGAATCCAGGAGCCACTGTAACCATCAAGTCCAATCCCTCAGAGGTGTCTGTGATATCGACATTCTGACGAAGACCACTACGTACATGATTAAGAATTTCCTTATAGGTAGTTCGTGGTGAAATAC